CATGGTTCGCTTGTTGTTGCCATTGGTGACATGATTGCAGGCAAGGGTATTCAATCGGAGCAATATCAAGCTGAATTGGATGCGCTGAATATCGACACTTTGACTTATGCATGTGCGAAGGATTTGAAGTTGTTTGGTGGTTTCTTTATTGAAGTCATTTGGAGCAATGACCGTACTGTGATATCAAAGCTGAACGCTATTCCTTTTGAAGAATGTCGTATTGCGGTGAATCAAGATGATGAAAGCGAAATAGGAATCTTTCACAGCTATGACTGGTCAAACATTCGCAAGAAGAAGAATACACCTGAATTCATTCCTAAATACAACTATCTAACACGCGAACAGGAGCCACGTCAAATCTATTGGTGCTTCACCTATACAGGTAGTGATACCTATCCACGCCCCGATTATTGGAGCGCTATTAACTATATCGAGTTAGATAAGCAGATATCTATATTCCATATCAACCAAATCTCAAACGGTCTTTTTCCTTCGACTATCATCAATTTCTACAATGGACAGGCAACACCTGAGCAGAAGCAACAGATGATGATGGACTGGGAAAACAAAATGAGTGGTGCGCGTAACGCTGGAAAAGTTGTGATGTTTTTCAATGAGCGCGATCAACCTAAAACTGAGATTACACCATTCCCTGTAAACGATGCAGACAAGCAATATGCATTGATGAATGATACAGCGCAGCAAAAGATTATTACTGCGCATCGTGTTACTACTCCGCTTCTATTTGGTATTCGCGAGAACACAGGATTCGGTAGTAACAAAGATGAGATGGCTACAGGACTTGAGATATTCAACAAGCAAGTTGTTGAGCCGTATCAAGCAAAGATTAACTACAGCCTAGAAGAATTATTGAGGAATCAAATGCCCGGTGTAACTTTTGAGATTATACCAAACACACCATTGGCTGTTGAGCAGGCGGAAGCTGTAGTTGATGTAACAGGTGGAACTACTACTGATGTGGCTGCTACTGCTTTGAATGGTGCGCAGATTACTTCACTTATAGACATCGTCATGCAAAGTGCAGCAGGTGCGGTGCCTGTGAGCAGTGCAAAGGCAATCGTACAGTCTGCATTCCCAACATTGCCAGCTACTACTATTGATGCAATCTTCGCCGATGTTTTACCCGGTTCATTGCAACCTCCGGAAGTAATTCAATCGAGTGTTGAATTAAAAAAAAAAGTAGATGCTGCTGACTTTGATGATAACAAAGTAGCAGATGCATTAATTGCATTAGGTGAAGACCAAGATGAAGATTGGGTGTTGATTGATGAGTACGATGTTGACTACGAAACAGACGATGCAGATAACGAAAATATAGAAGCGCACAACTTTGCAAAAACAAGCACAGGTACTGCACGACCTAATGCGAAGTCTACGCAGGATGAAACAATTGAAGATGTAAAGTTCTATACACGTTACAAATACAGCGGAGCAATTCAAGAGAATTCGCGTGAGTTTTGCCGTAAAATGATTGCAGCTGATAAGCTCTATCGCAAAGAAGATATCATGCAAATGGGTAAGCAAATAGTTAATGAAGGATGGGGACCACGAGGGGCTAATACCTATAGCATTTGGTTGTGGAAAGGCGGAGGAGCATGTGGCCACGTGTGGCGCAAAATGACCTATGCAAGTGCAAAAGGTTTTGGTTTGGACTTAACTAATCCAAATATCAAAGAAGCGATGGATGTACGAGTGAAAAAAGCTGGTTACACGGTGCGCAATAATCCAAAGGTAGCACAAGAGCCACGCGATATGCCTTATGAAGGTTTCCTTCCTGACAATCCACGTTTTGCAAATAAATAATTACAACTATGGCTGAAGTATTACTTATATCCGAAAACTACGTCAAGAAGTACACAACTGTCAATGGCAGTTTAGATCCAAACCTTCTTTACCCATCGATTTATTTGGCACAGGACAAATGGTTACTTCCCTTTTTGGGAACTGACCTTCTGAATAAGATTAAAAACGATGTTGCCGCAGGTACGATTAGCGGTAATTACGAAACATTGTTGGAAGATTACATCCAAAAGATGCTGCTATGGTGGGTTATGGTGGATGTTACGCCTAATCTATGCTATCGCATGGACAATGGCACGTTGGTTCAACGTCAAAGTGAAGACACGGTGCCTGTTTCGGATTTGGTCATGAAGGATATGATTGACCGGGCACGCCAAAACGCGGAGCATTACACCACTTTGTTAGTCGATTACTTATGTGCCAATAGCAGTTTGTTTCCTGAATACAGCACAGCGCAATGGCCTGACCGCTCACCACGTACGGATGTGACCAATACGCTAAACTATCAGTTTTCCTCTGGCAATACTGCTACCAGCTTTCGACCTATTTACTCACGTAACATCATTAATCGCATACCATGAGTGATAAAAAAACACTGAAGCAGGAATACACCGAACGTTTGCGCAAATACGAGCGTGAGCTTTCACTAAAACTACGAAGCAATGTCAACAAAGAAGCAGACAAAACCAAAAAGTGAACCGTCAAGTATTTCTTACAAGTTCATCCGTTACAATCTTCAATTATTTGATGGCTTGTGGTCGATACCGATTGCGTTTGCAGTGTTCCTGATTGCAGGTGCATTAAGCAGTGAATATTTTGGCGATGCGCTTATATCTACCGAATACGTGCAATACATCGTGTTAGCTTCACTTATCATGGTGTTTGCTAACTTCATTACATTTTTGGGAATCCGTTTCAATTTTAGGGCACTACAACGCGAAGTTTATAGCAAAGAAATTAAGTATGAACTAAACACCTATCTAACCACATGGCAAAAGGTTGTGTTATACCTGCTTTTATATGCATTCTACTTTGTTGCATTCCTGTTTGTTTTACGCACGCTGATGATGGCTACTGCGTAAGGACTACGGCTGCATCATTTGTCGGAGTAAAAGAGCGTGGCGGAAACAATAAAGGTTTCAACGATGCTGCTTTGCAGGTATTGCTGAAGCAGGAAGGTTGGTTGCCCGGTTATGCTTGGTGCAGTTTTTTTGTCATGGCTATGCTGAACGAGTGTGGCATTCCTAATTCAATCACAGGTTGGTCGCCTACTGCATACAACAAACGCGATGTGATTTTTACTGATGGTAAATTTGTAAAAACGTTTAAGGATGGCAATGTGCTCGTTATGACTTTGAGTTATCCAAACTTTCGTAAAGAACGTTTCAAAGGCATTGGTCATACTGGCATCGTGGATAGGGTAGGTAGGTATTCGGTGCGCACCATTGAAGGCAACACCAACGATCAAGGAATGCGTGACAGTCGGTCACGTGATGGGGTATATTACAAGATTAGACCATTAACTAAAAATTTACACATTACACGATGGGGCAAAACGAATTAAGAAGGCTGGTCCTGTATCTTTCAGCAATTACCATAGCTGGTGTTATGATTATTGTTGGATTCAAAACGTGCAATGAGCCCGTAACAAATCCTGCTATAAAAAGGTTACAAGACATCAATGATTCGCTGTACCAAATCATTGAAACTAACAACGCCAAAACGGATAGTCTATTCTTGAAAATTGATAGCTTGCAAATCAAACAGGATACTATAATTACAAAGCAACAAATCACTAATGAAATTTATCGCAATGAAACCTATAACATTCTCTCTGCTTCTGCTACTGACAACGATGTCAAGTTTCGCTCAACCCTCAAAAAATCGGACAGCTTACTTAAACAAGGATTTTACACCAGAACTTACAACCTACGACAGGCAGCTTTTCAATCTCAATTACAATAGCATGTTGTATTGGTATGATACGGCAATCCAAATCGATTCGCTTTATCAAATGGAAAGATTAAAAGTTATCTATTATGCTAAGATAACAGGCATTCAGGCAACGAGTTATGAAACATTGGCCGAAATCTACAAGAATAAGCAAAGTATTGAAAAGGCCATTGCTACTGAAAAGGACAACGAAATATCGGATTTAAAAAAGAAGAACAGACGGTTAATAATTACTAACACAGCACTCACACTCGGTATCACAGGACTGGCTTTTTCTACTATATATTTTGCAATCCTATGAATATGGCTTTTGAATTACGTGATGTTATTACAATACTTGGTGCAGCTATATCACT